CGGCAGGCCGGTGCGAAGCTCCGGCTCATCGACGGTGGCCATGGCCACGGCGTCGGCACCGAAAAAGACTGCCTCACCCAGAACCGAGCCAGAACCCAGAGAATTGGACAGCGCGTCCGCATGGTTGGTCTCCATCAGCATGAATCCCTCCACGTCACGTAGCCGCGCATCAATGAACGGACCCTTGCCGGTAGGTGCCTGCCAGTCCTTGTACTCGGGGTCATTCTTGATCCCACGTGCGGCCTTGGTAGACAGGATACCCACGTACTTGCCGTTCCGATAGGTCGGCACCTTCAGATCACGCAGCTCGTCGTAAATCTCACGCAGGTCCGCAATCGACAGGTTAGTGTCCGCTACCTGAGTCGCCGTGCCGTTGGTCACAAACACACCGCCAGTCGTTACCGGAGTGTACTTGATAAGCGTGGACTTGAAGGCCGTCGAGGTCATGTCATCCATGGTCAGACGCATCTGGTCACGCAGGACAGCCTGGAACGGGTTGGTGAGGTCGAAGTAGGTCAGGTTCTTCTCGAACTCAGTCATGGGGATCTTGAAGCCCCACTCTGACACTTTGATGTTCATGGTAGAGATTGCCGGGCGGCCTGAAGGCAGTCGCTCGATCTCAGAAACCCTGGTTGCCAGGGGCAGCGGGAAAATTTTCGTGATCGTGATGGACTCGCCTTTACCTTTACCGAAACCGGATTCCGGTCGGGCAAAACGGGCGAACATCGCATCTGCGACGGCCGCACGGCGAATATCCGAACTCAGTGCGTGATCTTTATAAACGCCGGTAGGCGCGTCCCATGTCCACATGATGAAATCCCCTAAATCAGACCGTCAGCCGCTTGGGCTTCTCTCATTGCATTTTGGAAAGAGACGACCTTTTCCTCACCCCTTTTCCGTTTTCCTTTTTCGCCACGTGAACTACGTGACATCTGCCGGGTCCGCGTATTCTTCGCAGGCTCGGATCGGGCGCGACGGGCACGACTGCGTTTCTGCGGCTGCGGCTCGGCGCCTTGACCCTCGTCGTCGGCCGCTTCACGAAAGTCTTCAATCCCTTCGTACCCCAGGTCGCTCACCATCCGGGTGGCAACTTTGTCCACAAAACGCTTGGGGTTGGACCGGATTATGTCAACTGGTGACTGCCCGCCCGCACGCATGGTGTTGATTTCTTGCGTGACGGCCGCTTGAAAAAGGGCTTCGCGATCCATCAGATCGTCATAGTCACGTGAAAAACGATTGTACAAATCGTTTTCCAGAGTCTGAGTGGTTTGCTGGGACTGGACTTGCTGCACCTTGTTGTCGGTAATTTGCCCGACACGCTTGGTCAGCTCCTTGTTAAACTCTGCCCGGTTTTCTACCGGATCAGGCAAGTCGTCCAGGGTAAGAGACTCCGCACCGCCGTCCTGTTGTTGCGCGGCCTGTTGTGGGCGAAGTGACCCGGCCAGTTGCATCAGGGATTGCTGGTAAAACTCCCGGTCTTCGCTACTGGAAGACTTCAGCGCTTCCAGATCAGCTTTGATCTGAGAAACGTCAAGGTCATCGCCCTCATCACCACCATCATCGTCGTCAAACTCCGTGTCTTCGGGCTCACCCAAAGTGGCCGGAATGGTCAGGTCTTGATACGACAAATCTTCTTCGCCAGGGGGCATATGCAATCTCTCACAAACAAAAATAGGGTGAATTTTTGAGCAGTTAAGTCGCTTTTATTCACAAAGTCAACTTTTTTCAGGTCCGGGGCGGCCAATTTCTTTGCGGATATTCTTGGCCACGGCCTTCGGCAAGTCGCGCAGGGCCTGGATTTTACACCATTGAAGCACTGCCTGTTCACCGGTCATCTGATTTTCCTTGAGCAGCCGCACCGACTCTGTAATCACAGATTCTTCGGTCGCTTTGAAATCATCGGCCAGATGATCGAGCGCCTGGTGGCGTTGCGTTACCGTACTCATTGCGCCGGGGCCTGCTGTTGCTGCGGCTGCTGGCCCTGTTGCCCTTGCTGCGCGGCGGCCTGCATCTCCTGTACCTGAGTCTCAAGTTGCTGAATCATTTGCTCTTGCTCAGTGAGCTGGAACTCCGAAATGTCGATATTGAACATGCTCAACAGCATATCCACCAGCTTCTGCGGATTCATCTGCCGGAACAGTTGCTGTGCCAGCAATTCATTCTGGCCGATTACCTGCAATGCTTGCATCAGGTTCTGCAGCCGTTGCTGGCGATCCACAATACCAGAGATAGCGCGGACTTTGAACGTGATCGAGGCTTCCAGAAAATCCTCACGCCGGTCGTTGAACATTTGCGCCGTCTCAGTGCCAATGGCGTCGGCAATGGTTGTGAAGTCCATGTGCTGCAGCGCAGTTTTCCAGATCAAATTCAAAATGGGCTCAACAAAGCGTGCCTCAATCGTGCGAGCCATGGACCGGATCATGGCAGAACCGGATTGGGTAGATACTTGAATCTCAGTCGCCGTGGTACGGGAGTTTGGGGCCATTTGTCCCAGCGCAATCTCAGACAGTTTGGCGCCTTCACGTAACTCATTCTTCAGTGCCGTCCAGACCGTGTAAGCATCAGCGGGTAAAGTGCCCAGGTCAATTGTCGCGATGAACCGGCGCAAGTCGGCAATCTCTTCGCTGGTCTTGAAAATCTTGTTGGGAGAAATGCCTTCATCCAGTTGGGTCGGATCATCCAGCAAATCCGGGTTGGCAATAAACGCCTTGACCGTGGTAGTGAATACGCCGTCCAGAATCAGGTTGGTCAACTCAACAAACGCATCGGCTACGTCCGCCCATTCCTCCATGTAGGTCCGACCGTAGATCGACAACGGTACCGAAACCATGGGAGTAAACACGATCCAGTCGCGGTCATGCCAGAAGGGATTGACTTCGGGGCCCCGAATCAGGTGCCGATCATTGGCCACAATACACAGCACATCGCTGTAAGCCACCTCCCCGTCATCGGACACAATGGTGCAGTACCACTCGTTCAATTTGATGGGTTTGCGTCCGGTCGCCCCGCCGCCAGAGCTACCAGTGCCGGTGGACGTGCGCAGATTCTCCTGCCGCGCTTCGTCTTCTTCGGCCGACAGATCGAGAATCGCATCCAGGTTGTAGACCTCTTCGTCCAGCTCTTCGTCATACTCCCGAGCAAGACTCATCAGCTCGAAGTGGTCTATCTCATATTGCCGGGCACGATACAGATTGCGGAATTTTGGATCGAAGCGCACTTCCCGGGGGTCAATGGTATTCACCCGCACCCAGCCGTCCGGGGCTTCTTTGTCCTCTTCCCAGGTCACGCCAGCACAGCACGCCATGAGGGCGCCCATCTTCATCTGGTCTTCAAAAAAGCTGGAAAAATCAGCAACGTGACCGTCCATGGTCCGTGAAATCCGGTTGAGGATCACCTTCATGGTTTTGGTAATGTGGACAGTCACCTGAGACGGTGCGCCCGTGGCGTCCATGGTAGTGAACCACTCGCCTGGCCGATCCAGTGCCTCGCGCATGGCAGCGGCCCATCGGTCTACAAACTGCGGACTCTCCGGCATGACATGCTGCGACTGCCAGTCCGCCTTTTGCGCATTGCTGTACCGGCCCCAGTACCGATCCCAGTTGGTACGCCAGATGTCTTTCCGTGGATTGGGGCCCCCTGCATAGGCGTCTTCAGCCTCGTTCCAGTAACTGGCGAGAACGTCAACAATCTCTTCGTCCGACAGCTCGGCCGGATCATCTTCTACCGCGTCGCTCAGTATCCGATCGACGTTGGGATAGGCTAAAGAATCAGGCATGTCAGATCAATTTGGAAAAGACGATTGTAAAAGTCAGGTCCGTGGAGCCGTCACCGCCACTCAGGGACGGGCGCACATACCGTGGCGTTTCCCATACCCAGAAAATCCCCAGTCCGTCAATGGCAGTAGACCCGTCGGTGGTCAGATCGACCCAGTTGGTGCCATCGTTCGACCCTTCAAGGCCCACCGTGGCGCCACTCAGCGTACCAGAAATCTGTAACGTCTGGCTTGGGTACTGCCCAATGCCTGCTTCTTGGAACGTGTCGCCTGAATCTACGTCAGCCCACTCGACCTGGCCCTGAAAACGGTTGTTGTCAGTTTCAACGGGTTTTATCTCGGCCATGTTCAGAACCCCCTATGGTTCTCGCAGCTTTCGGTACTCTTGCCCCGGGCCTGGCCATGCCAAGTGAAGTGCCGGGATGGGGCGCTCGGTTGAAGTATGAACCCGGCTCCGTGATATTGGAAGATTTTTTGCGCTTCTGCAGCGCACCTTGTGGAAACAGGATAGACGCCCCGTACCGGCAACAGTCGCCCGGGTGCGAGTGCTGATCCTTCACAATCTCGCCCAAAGTGCCGTTCCGATGCTTGTGGTAATGCCAGCCCCCGCGCAGTGCGTACCACACGTGTCGGCACTTGTCCCGGTCCACTTGAACCACGCCGACCCCGTTAATAACCCTTGAGAGAATATAATTCAAGGGATTTACGCCATCTTCGACACGATCCTTGCCCGGCGTAAAGACCCCGCCCAGATGCTCCTTGATAACTTTGACCGAAGATTGCCGGGAGTCCGACTGCTCAGGGCTGCGCAAATTGGGGTCGCCAATATGGCGCCAGGTGCAGCGTGAATAGCGCGATGCCAAGGCCGGGGCCACCACGTCCTCGATCAACTGAAACGTGCCCATACCCGACTCGCTAAAGCTCTCAAGAAACAGCCAGAATCCAGCCGGAGTTACCTGAGTGACAATGCACGTCGGATTACTGCCCCCGTCCCACAACAGCGCCAGAGCTACCCCTTTGTGCGGTCGCAGACCCGAAGCCAGATGCAGGTTATCGTCCCATGCAGGCGTTACCGCCACGCCAATCTGCTGGTAGCCGTACTCCCCCTTCACGAATCGTTTAATCAAATCCGGCCGGTGCGCCCAGCGATTCTGCATAGTCTCGTAGTAGCCCGGAGGCAGGTTCCGTAAGTTCTCCGGCGTCTTGGTCTGGTATTCCTTGAACCCCCGTTCCTGCTGCGGCAACAGATCAATGCTCTTGTCGCCCTTGTACCCCGGCTCCACGAACCGTCGGTAAGTCCAGTGTGACTCGTCCGGGTTGTTCTGCGCGATCTTGCAGGCGTACCAGTTCATCCCCGGCTGCCGGAGCTGGGACATGGCCGTGTCAAAGATAAATTCGGAGACGCCGGAGCTGGACCCGGCTGCGGGCGAGGGCTCATCAATCGCGATCCCGGCCAGGGGCATCGAGGCAATTTTCGAGGCATCGCCGTCGTCATCGACACCGAGAAAGTACACCTTGCCCTTGAGCCCGGTTGCCGCCGTGTTCCAGTGAAAACACTTGTCGCCTGCCACGTAGTGCCCGTAGATACCGTCCGGGAACCACGCGAAAAATTCCTCCATAGTGGTTCGTTTCAGGTTCTCGAATGTGTCCCGGATCATCAGCCAGTTGGCGCCGGCGTTGTATCGGGTGTGGGAGAAGATTGCCCAGGCCAGGGCAGCCGACTTGCCTTCCCCCTTCCGGCTGGAGAACATATCGGCTTCGTGCCGGGACTCAATGAACCGTTTCTGGGTAGGGTTGGCGATAAACTCAGTGGTCTTCGCCCCGGCCTCTTCAACGATATGACTCAAATCAACCCCTTGGCGAAGTCCGGAACCTCTTCAAACTCCCCTTCGACGGTCTGCGTCGGTTGCGCCGTGATCCGGTAAGCCCCTTCCTTGGAGTCATCGCCCAGAGACAGGTTTGTGTGAATGACCAGTTTAAAGCCAGAGTCGCCCGGCGCCTCAGTGTTCACCTTCCGCACCCGCGCCAGCTCCAGCAACTTGTCCGCCGACTTTTGCCGCATCCCGAGTGAAACCCCCGGATCGTTCAGCACTTCGACATGGAACTCCAGAATTTCCTCCAGATGCTGCCGGGCCCGCACCGCCAGGTAAGCCCCGTCGTCCTGCAGCCCGTAGACAATATCATCGACCGTGCGCACAAAGGCTGGCTGCTCTTTGATGTCCCGGAACTGGCTGAGCGACAGGCCATGACGACGCAGAATCTGCTCATCGGTGAAATACTCCTGAGCCACGTCGAAGGCCAGGTCCGCCAGCTCCTTGTCCGAAAGCTCTTTGCCCGGCAGGTCTTTATTCCGTCGCTTTTTAAACATCACTCTTCACGTAAACCCCAGTCCTACGGCGCCGTTCTTTGCGATTTTTGCGCTTTGTAGACCGATAATTCGGCGGGGCAAGGTAAAACATAACGTCGAGCATAGCACTGGTCTGCTGCGCGTACCAATCACAGCACTGATCCAGCAATGCCTTGTCTGCCGGATCACTACTGTCCGCAAGCTCTTCCATCCGATACTCCATACGCTCGCAGACCCGAGCCAGCCATACCACCCGCCGCAACAACAAATTGCGCAACGGCCCTACCGGTTTGCCCTCTTCCTCCGCCTCTTCGATCAGGGCATCGAGCAAATCCTGCAGGCCGTCACGCAACTCATCATTCTCAATCAGCTCCAGAAAGTTGGGGTTGTACCACCCCGGTGCATCATTGAGCGCATCTACCCACGATGCCTTCCAGTTTGCAGACAGCGTGAAAAACTTCTCAGCTCGCTTCGTCATCGGGTACGAGATACCAATCGTTGGCTTCGTGGTCCCCTTCATTCGGGGACCAAGGTCGGTAATACCGCGCATGGGCCGGACCACCGCGCTCTACAAAATGGACGGGGTAGACCATCCCTACTACATGGGGGTCCATGAAGCTCGGAAGCTTTTCCGGCTTCTCCGGTTTTACTATAGACTCCGGCATCTGAAATACATAACTCCCTTTTCTCCACCTTTTACGCTTTACAGCTTTGCCCTCCGACATGAATATCATGGCCTGCACATAGTCGAACGGCTCACGATAGGTTAAGGGGTCAGGTGTCTCCGACCGGCGCATGGGCTTTTCGTCCTCCTGCTCGCCGGGCTCGATTTCATTCACAGGCCCGGTAAAAATTTCACTCCAGTCCTCAGCCAGCAAATCAGCTTGCGACGCTACCCACGGGACAATAACCCCGTTCGCAGTGCGCATGTCGATATGCCCATGGTAATCAATCTGCGTCCCTTCCGGGTAGATACCCAGTAGCGGCGGCCGGTTCACTTCAAACCGCGAGCCTGGAACCAGAAAGATGAACATGCCGACGCCGTTCCATCCTTTCCGCGTCATTTTGGAGCCACGTTTTACTTTTTCCAGCGCTGCAGAAAAAGTCATGCCTTTAACTTCCCAGTAAGCACGGTTAAAAACACCGGCCGGGCTCCACGACACATAGTTGTTAGAAACTGCAGGCACGTTTGCGGGGCCCCCATCCAGATATTCCACCAGATAGCCCGGGTCATCCGGATTCTCATCTGCAGGGGTTTTCCAGCCCCGCATCCGATTATATTCGCCCCGGGTCATTGACGCGGCGAACACGTCTTTCATTCCCACAAAGCGGCGCGCATCCGCCCGGAGATGTTCGATCAGTTGTTCCATGGTTTTGCTCCTGTGTGATTGGAGCCCAGAACATAAGGGTGAGGCGTCATTTTGTCAACTTGTAATTTTTTACAAGATTTTTTCATTAAGTTGTAATTTTTTACAAGGCAATAGGGGGGTGGGGGGTGGGCCATGGGGCCCCTATGGCCTTCTATGGAGAGGGGGGCGGCCTGGGGGGTGTCGCCCCGCCCCTGCAGGCACCGTATTCCGTGGCCTGGAGCCGCTATTTCCGGTAATTGTTATTACTGGAAGTTTCGTAAGTCATTGATATTAATTTGTAAGTCATTGATTTTAGCCAACATTCTCTTTTTTTCCTACCAATGTCCCGGGTTTTTGGGCCCTTGGCGCCGGGCTCCCATTTACCCTGTAATTTTCTGCAAGTGTCACTCCTGCCAGGGTATAGGACAAAGGGCCCTACCCCTGGAGCCCGCGTAGAATCTCCCCTACCGCCCACAGTGACAAAACCGGCCAATATTCACCGGGCGCCTTGAGGGACAATCCAACAGGCTCACAGCGTCCCTGAGTGCCTCGCCACGCGCCTCTTGTCTCTC